AGATATTAAGATTGCTCTGAAAGAATATCTCAGAGCACAGTCAGATTTTACTGACTATGATTTTGAAGGTAGTGCGTTATCGACGCTAATCGATACACTTGCCTATAACACCTACTACACGGCGTTTAACGCTAATATGGTAGTCAATGAACTATTCATTGATTCTGCCACGTTGAGAGACAACGTAGTGGCAATTGCGAAGCAGTTAGGATATAGACCCAAGAGCGCAACGTCTCCAACTGCTTACGTGTCATTTAATGTAACTTATAACAATCCAACGAGTGATACAGAACTCCTGCTGAAGAAAGGAACTGGATTCATTGCGTCTTATGATAATAATATTTACCAGTATGTAACATTAGATGATATATCGGCACAGGTATCTAATGGTGTTGCTACATTTGAAAATGTTGAAGTAAGAGAAGGCACACAACTAGTCAATACTTACACTGTTAATACATCACTCAAATCACAACGTTTCATTCTTGATAACCAGGATATTGATACTAATACAATTAGAGTAAAAGTATTCCCAACTGGTGGATCATTTAGCGAGCCATGGTTAGTTGCTGATAATATTATTGGTGTTGATGGAACATCAAAGGTTTTCTTCTTGGAAGAAATTGAAGATGAGAGATATGAATTACTATTTGGTGATAGTGTTTTGGGTAAGGCACTAGAGAATGGTGCGAGGGTGGAAGTGTCTTACCTAACTACTTCTGGTCCAGAGAGCAATGGTGTACGTACATTCGTCTTCTCTGGCGTCCTGGAGAACCCACAAGGCGTCTCTCCCAACTCTTTTGATGTATCTATCACATCTACGGTTGCTTCTGCTGGAGGGGAGGAAATTGAGAGCACCGAAAAAATTAGATATACAGCTCCAAAGTCTTATGGTACACAAGATCGCGCTGTTACTGCCGATGATTATTCTGCTATCGTTCGTAGAATTTATCCTGCCACAAGCGACATCATTATATTTGGAGGAGAAGATCAGGATCCACCAGAATATGGAAAAGTATTCATTGTTTTAAAACCAAAAGATGCTGCTTATCTAACGTCACTTACTAAAAGTAATATCGTAGAAGAATTACAAAGATATTCTGTTGCTTCTGTAGAACCTGTCATTATTGATCCATCAATTCTCTATGTTGAGTTAAACAGTAAAATTTATTACAACGGAAGATCAACAGATCAGACACCAGCACAGATCAGAGATAAAGTGATTGGTGCATTCCAGTCTTATATTGATACCAGTGATATCGAAAAATTCAATGGGAAGTTTAGACACAGTAAAGCAGTAGGTGTTATTGATGATGCCGACAGAAGTATCAATTCAAATATTACAGAAGTTACATTAAGAAAAGATTTTTATCCACAATTGAATTCTACATTCTATTACGAACTCTGCTATCAGAATGCGTTTGATAAAGATTGTGATGGTCCAGTCTTGTCTACCACTGGATTTAGGGTTACCGAGTATCCAAACTTTGATGTCTATCTCGAAGATAGGGATGACAAAATTGTCCTATATAGACTAGATACTGCAACTGGCGAGAAGGTTGTCCTTGACAGAGAAATTGGCGATATTGATTATGTAAAAGGTGAATTAAAAATGTACGATTTGACTATCATCAAAGGTACATATTTTGATAATCGTATTTCTGTTAGAGTAAAACCACTTTCTAATGACATTAAGGCACTCCGCGAGGTTTACCTTGACGTTGACGTAGCGAATTCAAGTTTCACCGCATATAAAGAGTAAGTAAATGGCTGCTGTAAAGACTAAGAGAATTTCAACTCTAATTGAGTCACAGCTTCCCGAATTCATTTCTACTGAGTATGAACTATTTGCTAAGTTCGTGCAAAAGTATTATGAAGCGCAGGAAGTGCAGGGTGGTCCTTTGGACGTTCTCAGCAACTTACAGAAATATGCCGATATTGACTATTACGAAAAGAATCTTTTAAAGCAAAATGATTCTCTTGCTGTCACCATTAGTGATAGTGACACTACTATTAGTCTTACAGATGCCTCTTCGTTTCCCCTGAAAAACGGTTACGTTAGAATTGGCAATGAGATTATATTCTATGCATCACGAACAGATACAGATCTTCTAGAGTGTTCTAGAGGTGTTAGTGGCAACACAACTCTTGGAGATTTATATTCTCAGTCTGACTTTAAGAGTACAGATGCTTCTCAGCATGTTTCTGGTGAAAAAGTTTACAATGTTAGTAATCTATTTTTGTATGCTTTAGTTAAAAACTTTGAATCGCAATACTTAGGTTCTTTTCCCGAAAAGTATTTGAAGGGCGAAGTAGATAAAAGAACCCTTATCAAAAATATTCAAAAATTTTACAAAGCTAAAGGTACTGATAGTTCTATTCAGTTTATCTTCAATACAATTATTGCAGAGGAAGATAATAAACCAGAAGTATACAAACCAAAAGACTTTACTTACAAGGTATCAAAGTCTGACTGGATTAATGTATATGCTCTGAAAGTAAAAGTTATTTCTGGCGATCCACAAGACTTAATTGGTAAAGTAATTACTCAACCCGAAACAGATGAGTACGGATATGTTTCCGCTACTGTAGATAATGTATATCCAGACGGAACTGCTGATAGAGAACAAATCTGGAACATTGTATTGGCACCAGAAACTGTCACAGGCGAATTTGCTATTTCAACTAAAACAACTCTTCAAAAAGATTTACTTCAAACAGAAGGTGTTGGTAAACGCATTAATGTATTTTCTACTATTGGTTGGGGTAAAACTGGTTCAATCTTAATTGGCGAAGAAACAATTCGATTTGAAGAAAAGAACATTACTCAGTTTACTATTAAGAAAAGAGGGGACGTAACTTATAATCATAGTGTTGGCGATTCGGTATACAAACCAGTTATTATTAATGGATCTGGTGTAAACCTCCTAACGTTAGGTGTTGTGTATAATTTCACAACAGAAGATTTAGGTCCATACTCTTATCCTAAAGATAAGATTCAAATTTCAAATCCTGGTTTTGAAACATCCGATCCTAAAATTGTAAAAACGGGAACAAATCAAGCAAGATGGATTTTAAATCAAAATCTTCCTGCCAATGTCCCTACAATTCCTTCTATCCAATCTTCGCTAGGACAGACATCGACTGATGTATCTGCTATTTTTGCAGATGATCAGTACTACTATATCACATCTTCGGGTTTTCCATCATATAAAATTTTAGATGGTTCTACGGTAACAGAAACCGTTCAAGATCAGAAGTTACTTCGTATTATCAGAAAAGAAGCAACAAGAACTACAGAAAAGTATAAAACTCCAAAATCTGATATTGGCATTCTTTTAAATGGTGTTCGAATTTATTCCCACCGTGATCCAGAAAGTATTCGTTTTGGTAGATTAGAGTCAATTGCTGTTAACACTCAGGGCAGTGGATATGCAAAACCACCATTTGTTCTTTTAGATGGTGTTCCAAACAAAGCAAGAGCAGTTCTTTCTGGTTCAGTAGTTGAAAGATACGTTGTTGATACAAATGATACGTTTCCCAGAGTTCCTACTGTAGAAGTAACATCTGGTAGAGGTGCTGATGTTCGTGCTGTAGTAACAGGTAATGAGATTACTAGTTTAGTTATTGAAAATCCTGGAGAATACTATTCTTCACCACCGATTGTCAGAATTACTGATAGAAACGGAAAAGGTAGATTTGCAGATTATACTGCTGTTGTAAGTACAGAAGGAAAAATTACTGGATTTATTAAAAATTCTGGTGGAACATTTTATAATCAAAATACAGTAAGAGTAGATATCATCCCTGTAGGAAATGGTGCTACTGCTATTCCATTACTAAAAGAGTGGAACTTTAACAGGTTTGAAAAGCTAAAATCTCAGTTAGATACTGAGTATGGTTACGTATTCCAAAATTATAATAATGTCCTAGAGTATGGATACGGTCATGTTGCTAATCCAAAAGCACTGAGAGTTGCTTTAAATGATAACATCAGCATTACTGGAACAGAACCTTCAACCAAAGTTCATTCCCCTATTCTAGGATTTGCATATGATGGTAATCCAATTTATGGACCATTCGCACACGAAAATCCACTAGATCAATCATCTCCTATTATTAGGATGACATCTAGTTATGACATCAATGGTTCTCGTCCTGGTGGTCCTTCCCTAACTGAGTATCCTTTGGGATCTTTTACAAATGATTACACATATATTCATAAATCTGGAACCCTAGACGAGAACAATGGAAGATTTTGTGTTACTCCCGACTTTCCAAAAGGAACTTATGCTTACTTCCTTACGGTTGATAGCAGTCAAGTACCACAATATCCATACTTTATAGGTGAAAATTTCTATTCGTTACCTGTAGACAGTAACTACAATTCAGACATCAATCAGAATGATGTTCCTAAAAACTCTAAGAGATTTTATATTCCAGGTATGCCTAGGAATGGAGAAGGTGTTGTAGCTGAAATTTCTGAAGTTAAATCAGGAACTATTGACGCTATTGACATTGATAGATCATCATCTAATTTCTCTGTTAACTCAAAAGTCTATTTTGACAACAGAGGATCTGAAGGATCTGGAGCAGAATCATTAGTAGAATCTGTAAAGGGTAAAAACGTTCAGTATCTTGATAGTTATGAAAATAAAGTTGTTAAATTAACAACAATTCAAAATGCATATTTGTTTGAAGATGATATTTTGAGACAGCCATCTTCTAGTGCATCTGGAACTATTGTCGGAACAGTTCAAAACGATAATACAATTGTTCTTAAAAACGTTGTTGGCAGATTTGATAATACGGGCACGTTTTCTGCTGATATTAAAACTTTCTTTGTTTTACTAGACAAAAGAAGTTCTTATAGCAAAGGTGCTATCTTAAGTTTAACTGATGGTATTAATGTTCCAGTAGCAACTGGAGAAGTTCTAAATGGAACCAGCGATCAAAACACTGTAGAAATCAAAGTTCTATCTGGCGATTGGTTCTTGTTTAATCAGGATGATTACTACTTACAGTCTAGCAACTTATTCAATACGTCTGGATCAAAACCAGTAACACTAACTTCTCTCAGTGATAACTTAGAACCATTTGAAGTTAACCAAAGTGTCGCACTAATTGAGACTGATGAGAATCACGGTCTTGGTATTGGAGATAGAGTAGATATTAGTATCTTCCCAGATGATTCTACTAAGACAAAAACATATTATTTGAGAAAGAGATTATACCAAGAAGTAGAATTTGAACTACCTCAATTTACAACCAATGTTGATGATACAGGAGTTGGCAGATTCCAAGTATTAAATGGTGGTGCTGATTACACTCCTGGAACTTACACAAATGTTCCACTTACAGGTGGCAGTGGATCTGGTGCTACCGCTACTATTACTGTCTCTGATGCTAGAGTTGTTTCAAATATTCAAATTGAAAATAAAGGATCTGGATACAGAAAAGCAGATTATCTTGGTGTTGATGACGAGTCTCTAAGTAGAGCACTTGCTTCTTTAAGTACGGCAAGATTAACTCTTTACGTCGATCATGTTGGTTTTGCTGCTGGTTCTACTGTACTTACATTAGATAGTACAAATGGTTTTTCTGAGGGAGATTTAATTTCCGTTGGTGAAGAAATTATGGAAGTTTCTTCTCTTGACGGTAATAATCTTACTGTAATTACAGGAAGAGAAAACACTATTGTAAAAGACCATTTTGACGGACAAGAAGTTTCACTTTACAAAGCAAGATATAATTTTGGTCCCAATTTCCAAATCAGCACGGTTGCTGGATCTGGTTATGTAAAATCATATGATCTAGAAACTCAAAAAGCAACAATTGTTTATGATTATAATATAGAGAAATCTACTGCAAAATCAATTCAAGTAAGCACAACTTTCTTTGATTCAAGTTCTCCTCAAAGATTAGTTTCGGTAAGAAAAGTAGATCCAATTGACTTTAAGTTTGAATTTTCCGAAGATAATATAGATTATATTCCAAATCCAAACATTGACATTCAAGAGTTTTATAAGTACAAATTTGATACTTCTCACCCTTCTCTTACTGGCACTTATTTTGATTTAAGTCCAAGTAAAAACTTTAATGTTATTACTGTAGAGAAACTTGCTACTATTATTCTTCCTGGTAACCCTGGAGCATTTACCGAAGTTAAATTTGGATTTGGTTCTCGAATTGCTTCGAATAATTACGAACAAAAAGTAGGAACAGATTTTACTAACTTCTATTATTTTGATAAAAATGATATTGTTAATGCTGATGGAAGATATTTAAAAATAGTCACAGATCCACTACAAGGAAGAAAAACAGTTAACTATGTGACTTCCACAAGGTTTGTTTATGATGTTCCATCAGTTCCTTTATGGGATGGTTCTGGAACCATTAAGTATACAACTACGGGTCAATTTGCTGTTGGTGAAATTAATTCATTCAAGATTACTAATCTTGGATTGAACTACAAAAAAGTACCAGTTATTGAGGGTGTAGATCCCAATCCTAATTTTAAAGCAAAAGCAACGGTACTATTTGATTATACCACAAATACTATCGTTGGTGTTACAAGAGATTCTAAGGGATCTAACTATGTAAATCCTAAAGCAGTAATTGTTGATGGCGATGGTGTTGATGCTAAATTTAAAGTTGTTGTAAGAAATGGAGAAATTTTCTCCATTACTGTTGAAAGTCCTGGTAGAGGATATACATATCCTCCTGTAATTGAAATCGTAGAAAGTGATGTTGAGGCATACGTTAATAGTAATACCATTGGTGTTCCTCAAAGCGTAAATATTATTAGAAACGGCGGTGCTTTCCACTTAGATAAAACAGTATCATCTAAATTTACATCAAAATATACCACATCACTTAAAAACTTTAATGGCAATTTCCAAAAAGGCGAAATTGTTATTCAACGTATTGGCAACACAGAAGTTTCTAGATCAGTAGTTTCTGAATGGAGATTTGGTTCTAACTTACTAAAAGTAGAAAATATTAAAGGAACTTTAAGGCAAGACGTAGAAATTGAGGGATTGATTTCTAGAGCATCTGGTACTGTCAAAGCAATCTTTGTTAGTTCCTTTGTTGAAAATATTACCTCTTTCTTTGATAATATTGGATACTACAAATCTGATAGGGGAAGACTTGGTGTATCTAATCAAAAACTATTAGATAGTAACTTTTATCAAGACTACTCTTACGTAGTTAAATCAAAAACACCAATCAATCAGTGGAGGGATTTAATCAAATCCACTACACATCCATCTGGATTTAAGTTATTTGGTCAAGTTGACATCGAAGCATCTGCAAAGGCAGAGATGCCAGTAGAATTGCCAAATGCAAGTCACTTTAGTGTAATTCAACTTTGGGACCCAGAAAAGAATAAGATTACGGTAGAAAACACTAGAAGAACTATTACCCAAATAGTTCAAAAAATAGAGAATCAAAGAATTAGAAAAGGTACTGGTTCAGCTTCTTCTTCTGAATTTAATTTCAATGAGTCTCGTGCTTTTACAGTTTCTCTATCAGCACCTTTTGATGGTTATTATGATAATGATGGTAGATTACAAGGAACAACCACTTTCCAAATTTTAGATGGTAGTGGACTGCCATTCAACCCAGTCAGTGCAAAAAATCTAATCATTACTTTAGATGGTGTTATTCAAGAACCAGAAGTAGCATATACTATTTCTGGCGATAATATTATTTTCTCACAACCACCTTTAGGACCATATCAAAAATTAACTGGAAACAATCTTTCAGAAATTACCGAATATAAAGGAGTAACATTCTACGGTAGATATTTTACATTTAAATCCAATCAGTATAACACAAGGTACTTTAAAAAATTAAGAAACATTTTCCAAAGGAATGGAAGATGGTTAGATTCTGCTAACCAAATAGAACGTAACAGAACTTTTATCGTTGAAGAGTCTGTTGGATATGGTAGAGAAAAATACCCATCTCTAGATTGGAGCACCAAATTAGATGATTATCAAAGAGACATTGGATATATTTTAGATGCTTACGAACATGATATTCGTTTTGGTGGAAATATAAAAACTGTAGATTACATTTCTATCTTCAATGAAGATGATGATTATGATTATATCACAAAAAATAAAACTGAGTCTTTAGACATTTTTAGTTATGCTACAAGATTAGCAAAACTTGCTATCAGGAATTGGGATGTTATAGAAAACAGTGTTACTTACATTGTCGGTTCTACAAAGATGACAGTTTCCGACACAAATAGACTTGCTGTTGGAATGTATGTAAGTTCTGGAAAAGGATATCCTGAAGGAACTAGAATTATTTCTATTGATAGTGATACTACAATTACATTATCAAATGCTGCTCTAGCAAACTCAGGTGGCGGTGGAGGAGCGCCAGCTGGGACAACTTTATATCAGGGTTTAAGTGGTGGAGATATTGTTTCTCCAACAAATACTGCTGGTGTTGCTCCTGGAAATACATTTGGGATTGAACCAGGAGATACATTTGTATCTCCAGTTTCGTTCTCGGGATCTGACACTGCAACTTTCTTCTTAAGTGGTATTAATAATGGTACATTCTATGATGCATCAAATTTAATTTCTGCTAATAAATTATATTTACAGGAAGAAATTAGTGAATACATTTACGATACTTATAATCTTCCTCAGGGAGATAAAACAAAATGTTACAGAGATCTTGGTTATTTAATTGATGCTGTTGTTTATCATCTAAGATTTGGTGGAAACCAAAAAGTAGTAGAATTTGCTAGACTTTATTATACTAATGCAGGATATCCATCTGGAGAAACTCTAACATATATTAATAGATCTACGGAAGAAACTTCTGCTGCAATTGATGCATGGAATAAACTTGCTGAGAAAATGATTCTCGCTATGAGAAATTCTCTCGGTGCTGGAACTTATACTAGTATATCTCCAGTTACAGACTCAACAATTGCAATTGATTCTATTACTCCCACTTGTGCCGAAGTATCTTCATCAATTGATAGCATGATTCAAATTGTTTTGGATATTTTGTCAGAAGGAACAGGTGCTGTTGATGTTGTTGGAATTAATCAAAACAAATCTGGTTTCTGGACCGATACTAAAACATATAGTAATTATACTATAATTTCAGATTCTAATCTACCATATAATGGAGAATGTGATGATGTTGTTTCATCTGTAGATTCTTTATATGACAATGTTACTGATGTTTTAGATAATCAACTTGTAACCAAATCTTTACCTGATTATGTCGATGGAGAAAATAAAGTATTTGAAATGTATTGGGATGACGGTTCCGAGGTTAATACAGAAGAAGATGAAGATCTTTTCTTAACTATCAATGCGGTTTTACAGAGACCAAAATATAATGCCGATTATCCTGGAGAAGATGCTTACTATATCGATAGAACTGTTATTCCTAACAGATTAGTATTTGATGTAGCACCAATTTGGGATCAGGATTTTGGTGCTAAAAATATTGGAGAACCAACTGCAGTTGAAAAAGTAATTGGAATTGGAGTAGGAAACTACAAGAGACTTACAATTGATTATGATTTGGTAAATGAAACAAGGACAGGTCCATTCTTAATTTTAGATGTTGAAGATCTAACAGTTCAAAATGTAGAAGATAAGGAATATCTATATGTTTTCTTAGATGGTGTTCTTCAAAGAGAAGGATATAGTTACGAGATTGCTGGTCCAAATATTTACTTTAATGTTCCTATCAAAAAGGAAATGAAAATTGACATGAGATATCTCTATGGAAGAGATGTCGGTCAAGTTCTAAACATTTATGATTTTGCTCCAGATTCATATTATGCTAAGTCATTTGTAACTATTGATACTACTTCTGGTATCGATACTTTACTTGGTTACTATTGGATGGGTAATCAAAGAGGTCTTCCAGTTCAAGCATTCCAAATAAGACAAAATGGAACATATAATGTTTTAGGAGAACTTTCTAATGTACGTGCTGTTGGCAATCAATTGCAATTTGATTGCTTTGGATATGAATGTGAACTTGATACTTCATTAGATCTTACTTTTGCTGTAAAGGGAAGATATGCATTAAATACCCAAGTTTCATTCTCGGACTATTCTATCACATATCAAACGGATGAAGATAATAGATTACTCCTCACAACAAACGATCAAATTTGGTCTGGAACAATTATTGGAAAGAGTTATAGAAAACCATTTGTAAGTCTTTCTAATGGCGATAACATTAGAGTAGAAGGTGAAGATAAGTTCCGAAGAATCAGAAGACTTCCTGGTGTAACAACTAGTAAAGAACAAAGACCTCAGGAACAGGTTTCAAATTCTATGTTTGGATCTGTTGACGTTGAGAGATACAATGGCATCACTCGTGGTGAAGGTCTTAGTGTTGTTGCTATCCTAGAATATGAAAAAAATTCCGAAGGTGAATTTGTCTATGATAGTGAAGGACAGAAGATTCCTACAGGCAGAATTGAAAAGGTTGAATGGAACCAGCGTAGTTGGGATCCTCTAACCCAACCAACTGCTTATCAATACTTTACTCCACCAGTTTTACATTTCATTCCTCAAGATGGAAACGGTGGTGGAGCAAGAGCTAATGTTCTTGTAAGTAAAGGTCAAGTTATTAGTGTAGATCTTCTAGATGTTGGTTCTGGTTATACTAAGGCACCAAAAGTAGAAGTTGCAAGAAGATATGATATTCTTGCTGATAGAGATATTGGCGTATCATTAATTAATATTGGAATTAATCCATTTGTAGAAAGTGCTGGAATGACAGCAACTTCGGTTATTAATGTTGTTGGAAATCAAGTTTCTGGCATCAATACATTTACTTCTATTATCTTTGATAGTCCTATTGATGCTGATAGGGTTATTACTGCTGAAATTCAATTAGTTAGAAATCCTGGTGAAAACTTAAGAAGAGAACATATTGAATTCTTAGATACAATTGAACCAGATGCTGATGAAATTCAAATAGTAACAGTATCAGAAGAACCAACTCTGATAACAGCAGAGATTCAAGATATTATCTCCAATACCACAATTTCTACAAATAGACAGATTACAACTACCGTACAAAATCTGTTGCCAAATGATGCACTATCAAATGTCAACTACTATGCTACTGGTGCTTATCTTGATGTTGATCTCGATCCATCTGATACTGTTGTTTATATTGCTGACACCAGCAAGTTCAAAACAAATGGATATTTACTCATCGGTGATGAAGTCGTAAGATATCTAAGAAAACTTGCTGATAGATTCATCAAGGTTCAAAGAGGTCAGGATAATACAACTGCTAAGGCGTGGTCTGCTGGAACATTCTTACGCCAAATTCCAGATCCAGTATCTATTGCGTTTGGTGGAATCGCTCAGATTCAGTCCGAAACTTCTATTACTACTCTTGCCGCTGGATCTCAAGTTGGTGGATTTGAAAGAACATCATTTACTACCATTGTAACACCAGATGTTTCTATTGAAGAACAAACTGTTACTGAAGTTTTAATTGTTCCACCACCAAGCGGTGCTGTTGATGGTTATGAAGAAAGCATATTTATTGATGATCCAATCAAAACAAGATTGAATGGATTTGTGGATCTTCTTGACGATTATGGTGTATTGAAGAGAGATGGATCTACTATATTTGTTATCAATCGCGTATTTGGCGCGAGTGGAGATTATATTGGAAACTATGCCAAGACAAATGCTGGTCCAACCATTGGCAACTTCGATCAAATTCTAAGTGATGGAGTTTGCAATGTCTCGGGCGTAACTTTAATTGATATAAACTTCCATTTCCCATCCCTAACAATTAGAGATTTTGTTGAAAGATCTGAATCTAGTTACACGTTAGCAGGAGATTACTTCAATCTTGCTAATTCATCTATTCAGAATCCAGTTACTTTATCATATAGTTCTGGTACTATCACATCAACAATTACAGTTCAAGACACCACTTTCTTCCCCAATAGTGGATATTTGTTTACTAGTGGTGGAACTGTCA